TACGAGCAACCGGCACATCTTTACCTACATCATAACCAAGACCGCCTTTCAGCAGAGATTGATTAATCAGAAAGTACTCACTCTAATCACAACCGGCATGATCACCAACTTAAGTGGTCAACCATGAGTATTCATAATCATCTCCAACTGGTTATGTATCCAATTCCTTTCCTAAATAGAACTTGATATACCAGCTGTTGACTTTGTCGTACAACTTCGTGAGACCGTAATAACTAAAATTTGGTTTTTTCATGTATCTCAACAAATTCTAAACAATGCTCAAATTAGAATTTGAAAGTAAAACCGAATTAGCCATAGCAGTTTTAAGTATCTCATTGTCCTTAAAACTACTATCTGTTTATGTCTGTATCAACACTATACGATCTCTATTCCTGTAAAGATTTGTCCCTCTTATGGCATCATAAATCCCTATCTTACTTAGAAAATCTATCAACCCATTAGGACATACCACCAGCATTTTTGCACATTAGCCAAGTCCGAATTGCCCATATTCGTCCTTGCTATAAAAACGCCAGAATGTTTTTTCAAACTGAACGTGATGTACCCTTTCAAGCAACAAAAATACATCATCACCCGCTACGAACAATCTATAATCGCTAGTCGGGATTCGAGCTACTTACAATATAAATGATATGTAAGAAACGACTCTCAAAGTGTTACCCCAGGTGGTTCTAGTTGGATCACCGGAAAAAACCGTACCACAAACGTCATATTTCAGAACAGTCTAAAACTTCTTATCTACTTTCATTTTAAACTAGACGCTTGCAGTAGGACTGGTTAGGATTTTCTTAAACTCCTCTTTGACATATTCAGGAATATCGCCAAAATTACACAAACCAGATTCTAATATAAATGGAAAATCGACAGCCTCAAATATTTCAGTATGCTAATTACTATCATGTGATTTTCCATCTGCCGCTAGTGAAACAGGGTCTTTTAGTTCTGAAAATGCTTGTGTAATCTTCTCAGATATCTATTAGTTGTTCAAACCCCCACAATACTCCACACTACAGTTCTTTAGAGCATCGATAAGTATCCAGTTATAAAAACCTCCTATTGCTTTAATCCATTCTGGTGGATTGTATATGAGCCTAGGCCTATTGGACAATTTTGAGTAAAGAGTTCCAGGATATTTGGCAAACCATTCTCCAGTTTTTGCGAAAACACTGTAGATTGGTTCCTCTTTATTGAAAAAATACTTATCAGCGGCTTCTTTGTACTTTCTAGCCTTCTTCGGGTCAGTTTCTTTAACATGAGCTAAATAGTCTTCAAATCGATATTAAAATATGTCTTTTTACTTCAAATATGACTTCATTTAACTGTATAAAGTATGAGGTTACACTATATACTCCCGAAATTTTCGCAAAACAATAGGATCAGGTATCAAGTGAGTATAACTATGACGCCCGACTATGCCTCCCATTACGTTGACAGGACAATTACCATAACTAGCCAGAATTTTACTAGTTAAAGATGGAAGGAAATAAAGAGGTCTCTTGAGAACTGCTTTAGCACAAGTACAATGCCTAGACAGTCTGTCGTAAACATTTTGATAATTCAGCAACTTTTCCCCAAACATTCTAATCCTCGTTACGATACGAGGGTTAATATATTGGGGGTTAAGTTTCTCTGGATCATCAATATGTCTAACTTCAGCACCTCTCCCTATATGGACTCTACCAGCTCGAACTTAAGCCATTTCGTTTTTCCAAGAAAGGAATGCACAGATCAATTAGGCAAGAATAACTATCGCCATATGTCTAAAAACCCAAACATAAACACGTATGTTGTATTCTTTGACAATGAAATTCATAATTCTGCTAACTAAATCTTAGTAATCCTCCTCTTGAGAGACAGAAACCGCTAAAGCTGGTAGCTTCATTTGATGTTTAATGAAATCATCTTCCCATTAAACCTTCCACTAGAATTTTAGGTTAACAAAGTAAGCAAAACCGACGATTGAGTAACCGACACAAAGATATTTCATGATTTTCGGCCATCTATCAACGACAATTTCAAA